GTGAATTATTATATTATGATTTATCTTATACTGATCCAAATGCACCTGTGCTAGATGTTGTTCGAGCAAGTTTAAATGAATTTACTAGGACAGATCAACCGATTAGAAGCTCACAAAAAATGTTATCAGATGCACTAGGACAGGGTATGAAGAAATTTTTTGAACCTTATGTATCAGAAGCATTATTTACTCAAGCTACTCTTGATACAGTTTTTGGTCAAGGTAAAACAGAAAGTGGTTCTAGAATTCCGGGATGGAATGAAGCAGAACCTGCTATTTGGTCAAATAAAATGGCTTCTTTTAAACATATGGCTAATAGCGTTATTCCTGCAGCTTACAAAAACTTAGCTCCTGAAAGTGTTGGCGGTAAAAAAGGAAGTCTAGGTGAATTAGTATATAGAGATTTGACCAACAAACCAGAGTATCAAAGATTCGATGGCACTAAAAAAGATATGGATTTAGATTTACTTGCCAATACAACAGGATTAAGATTATATAAAATTGATGAGAAAGCTTTAGATACAGCCTTAACTTTTAAAATAAAAGATTTTACAAACAAAAGAAGAATTTATCGAGGTGATTTAGCAGATGCTACAACATATCAAAATAATTATGAAGATGTGTTGGCTCAATATATTGAAATTAATACTAGTTATTACAAAGCTCAGAGAGAATTTTATAAATCTGTAAAGGCAGCAAGAACATTAAAAGTTAATATTATAGATCAACTATATGATTTACCTTTTACGTCTACACGAGAACGTAATGCTTTAATTGAACCTTCTCCTTATTTTACACCTTTACGTTTTACTGATAGACAAAGACTTGACGTACTTGAACAAACTAAACCAACAGATAATATAAAATACTGGAATCAATTTACAACACAACTATTTAAATTAGAAGAACAATTAAATGCATTACCTTTAGTTGACATTCCTATTGACTCTAGAAAAAAAGGATACTCTGAAGAACTCCCAAGACTTAAAAAGTTTACAGGAGGTTTGATTGATCCTAAATTTCCGGTAACAGATGTAGCTGAAAATCCTGCATCTAGAGATATTGCAAATCAATTAGATTCTTTTGAAGACATTGCAAATGATATTAATCCATATAAACAAGACATGGAAAGATTAGGTTTTGCAGAAGGTAAAGAAGCTGCAATTAACAACTGGTACGCTATACAACAAAAAAATAAAAGATTAGATTCAGAGCGTAATGCAAATCAATATGTACAAGCTCAAATAAATAGACTAGCTAACACACTTGGAATAGAACCAAGTAATTTTAATTCAGAAAATTTAAAAACTATGCAACGTATTTTTAGTACAGCCGAGTCAGATAACCGCCAGAAAACTCAAAATAAATATGAGCAAAGACCCGGAGCAACACAAGATGCTATGAGAAATTTATTAAGTAATGCTGATAAAAATCAAATTGATAAAGAATGGTTGCAAAGTATTGATCTTGAAAGACCTGAAACTTGGGATGATGGACAAGCTGATACAATGATGCTCGGATATATTCTTAGTCAAAAAGGAACAGATAAAGAGGTAGCTAAAATATTACAAGGAGATTTTGGAACAAACGAAACAGGACCAGTAAGAAATCTATATGAAGGTTTTAAAGTCGAAGGTCAAGATACATTATCTGGTTGGGTAAAAAAACCTTTTTCAGAATATGTAAAAATGCATCCAAACACTAATCCCGAGGGTAATTTTAAAAGAGCAATGGATTTAAACTTATGAAATACAACCACTTCCTAGAACACCTTGAACTTAGAGAAGGTAACGTAGAATATGTTTATCTTGACAGTCTTGGTAAACCTACCTGTGGTGTTGGACACTTGTTGACTGAAGATGAGTGTAGTCTTTATTATATAGATCAAGTTGTTGATAAAGAAATACGAGATCAGTGGTTAGAACAAGATGCTGCAACTGCATGGGAAGCTGCTGCTCAACAGATGCAAGACTTACGTATAGAAGATACAGACTTTATAGTTGCATTAGGCTCAGTAAACTTTCAACTAGGCACTAGATGGATGAATAAATTTCCATCAGCCTATAGAGCTTTAGGAAATAAAGACTATGCTGAAGCAATTCGTCAAGTCTCGACAGGCTCTGGTAGGAATGGACAATCGAAATGGAAAGAACAAACACCAGTTAGAGTAGAAGATTTTGTTCTAGCTATTGACAAATTAACATAACAACCCTATAATGATATTATATTTAGAAGATCAATTAGAAGGATGCTACAGACAATACTGTATGCACCAAGTAAAACAAGATATGCCTTTCATGAGCTTAGACGATTTTAGAAACATGTTCGAAGACTTAATGGCAGTAATTTATAAAGACGAAGATATTTAAAAATGGGTGCGAAACTTTCCGTAATACTCGGTGGGCTTTTAATTGCTACCGCAGCAGGTTCGTTTTATTATATAGATTATTTACAAGATCAAATATCTACATTAAAAGCTAATCAAATTATTTTAGAAACTAAAATAGCTGAACAAAACGAAGCTATAGAAAATTATTTAGACAATCAACAGAAAGTTCAGACACAGTTAGTTTCTTTAGAAAAAGAAAAACAAGCAGCGATGCGTGATGTAAATAAATTAAGAAAGACTTTTTCTAATTTAGATTTAGATCAGTCAGCATTAGCAAATCCTGAAGACTTACAAAATAGAATTAACAAAGGTTCTAAAAGAGTTTTAGAAACTTTAGAAAAATTAACAGACCCTAATCAATTTGATGAAAAATCTAGTACTAATAATTAGTTGCATACTAATTTTTTCAGGGTGCTCTTTAATGCAGTCAGGCGTAAAACCTGTACAAGTTAAAACGATTGCTGAAAGACCTCCAATGTATCATCCACCATTACCAATGGAAGTACAGCTTGATCCTGTTGATTGGGAGATATTAACTCCGGATAGAATGGAGGAATACTTAGATAATTTAGAAAAGGGAGAAGCTCCTGAGAGAGCATTTTATACTTTATCAGCTACAGAGTATCAGCATTTAAGTATGGACATGGCAGATATTACAAGATATATTAAAGAGGTTTTAGGTATTGTCAGATATTATAGAGAAATAGACGAACCTAAAAAAGACAAATAAAAATAAATGAAACAGAAATTAAAAGACGTAATCGCAGACGGACGATGGAATTGGTTCGGGCTAAACGAAGACGAAGAAGACTCTCAAAATAATTGTTACAAAGGATTGTTTTGGGATTTAGAAACCAGAAAGTTCCTTAGATGGAACGAACTTAAAAAGGAGTGCAAATCAACTGAAAGCAGTGACTGATAGTGTCTGCGTTGTATGTATTGTTGGTTGGATATATTTAGTAGTTTCGGGATACTACTACTTCTTCTAACCACTACTAAGACTTAAGAAGAACCTTAAAAGAATGCTATTGTTAGCTTCACAAGGAACTTGCACATAAAAATTGGAGAGTATGAATGGGAGATGAGTATCATCCATCAGGCAGATTTGGTGGAGACATGGATAGGAATGAGGTTGAGATTGACCTTAATAAATTCATGGCTTTACTACAAGAAAAGTCTGAATTAAAAGATAGAATTAGAGAACTGGAAGACGAATATAATCGTAACCCATTTCAAAAATTTATATTTGTAGCAGAAGCTATAGATAGTTGGCGAATTATTCCTAGAGCTTTCTTAGGTGTGTATATGTATTTACTTTACTATACTACCTTTTGGTTTATGGAGTTACCTGAACCATCATTTGAACAGTCAGGTTTAATATCAATAGTTGTTGGGGCAGGGGCTGCTTGGTTTGGTCTTTATACAAACTCTTCCAAGGCTCAAGGCGATTTTGTTAAAGGAGGAAAATAATGAACAAGAAGGCACTACTTATTTTACTGGCTAGTTTATTTACGGGGTTAGGATATGCAGATCAAACTGGAGATTGTACAGCAGGTGAACAATACTGTGAGCAGAATAGTTTAGATACAACTAACACAACGACTACAACAAACACCAACACGAATACAAATACAAACACCAATACAAATAATAATACAAACGTAAATACAAATACGAATAACAATACAAACACTAATACAAATACGAATGCTAATACAAATGTTAATACAAATACCAGTACTAACAATAATACAAATGCTAATACAAATGTAAACACTAATACATCTACTGCTACATCTGAAAATACTAATTCAAATACAAACGTCAGTACATCTACGAGTACAAACAACTCAACAGTTAATCAAACTGTAAACAATACAAGTAACAATACAAACAATAATAACTCAACATCTACAAGCACAAACAATAACACAAACGTAAACCAATCTACGTCCGATTCCAATGTCCAGACTAATAACACGAATAGTAATACCAACAACAACAATTCCGTATCTGATAATACTAACCGAAATATTAACCAATCAAATTCTACCCAGACTATAAATCAAAATGTCAAAACTAAAGCACCTCCGGCATCCGCTATTGCTCCTAGTATTATGTCTTACTCTCAAGACCTGTGTACAGTAGGACGTTCAGGAGCATATCAAGGACAAGTCTTTGGTTTCTCTACAGGTGGTACAGTAACAGATGAGAACTGTGAGCGACTTAAACTTTCCAAGTACTTGTACGACACAGGTATGAAGGTAGCTTCTGTATCTATTCTATGTCAAGATGAAAGAGTTTTTAGTGCAATGGAAATGGCAGGAACTCCATGTCCTTATCAGGGTAAGATAGGTAAGGAAGCTTCTAAAGCATGGAAAGAAAATAGACAGGATAGACCTGATTACGATAAGTTAAAAGATAAATATATTAAGCATTGTAAAACTACAAGAAATGGAAAAGGTAAAAAGAAATCTAAACGAACCTGTGCAAATGAGTTCTATGCCTCAAACTAAAAGTGTTTGGCAACAACTACTTGAACTTTCGGCAGCACTTACAGTTAGTATTAGTCTGTTATTACTTTCTTTAAACTTAACAGCTACATATATTTATGAAGGGAATCAAAGTCTTATAGACTTAACAGGACTTGACAACACCACTTCACTAGCAGCAGGAGATGACCAAGTCTCTAATGCTTTTAATCTTGGCTTTACGTTTGACTACTATGGTCAAGCATTTACACAAGCTAGAGTAGCCACGAATGGTTGCTTACATTTTAAAACATCAGGTGCATATTGTAATGACTACACACCTGACCCTCTCACAGGACAACACACATACACCTTGTATCCTCTGTGGACAGATTTAATTAGAGATAGTGGCTCGCAAGTATTAGCTAAAAGCTTTACAGATAAAACAGTCTTTGGTTGGTATAACATGAGAGAATACAACAGGGCATCTGATAATAGCTTTGAAGTTATTTTGTGGACCAATGACACATTTGAATTTAGATATGGTGCATTAGATATTATTAATCATGATGTACTTATAGGTGAGATAGGTTCTTCTTCAGAAGTATACCAGTACCTTTTTCATGATGAATGTAATACAGGTTCAACTAACATTGCAGGTACATGTGTTAATACAAATTGGAATGATACGTCTAGTAATACAGCACTAGAAAATGGTGGTAGTTTATATGGGTTAGGTTCAGGTAATGGTGTTGACTGTAGTGACCCATTAAATGATACGAGTTGTTCAGGGTATGCAGCAGCTTATCTTACACAACAATGTGGTTTAGATTCTTTGCATGATATGGCATGTCCGTTATATTGGGAAGCCTATGACGATCAACAGTGTGATGAAGACTCTCAGTATGCCCCCTTCTGTGCAGGCTACAGTCAAGAGGATAGCTTTGCTTATTACAATGAAGAAGAAGATTATGGATATGCCGAAGAAGACATGTGGTATGACGAGGAGTATGACGAGTGGTTAGACCCTAACGACCCATGTTATGAGAACAGGTGTGAAGGATTCACAGACGAAGATTGGTATGAATTAGATACTGAACAGTTTGGACAAGATACAGTAGATGAATGGTTTGGTACTGATATAACATTCGGAGAAGATGGGATGATAGAGTTTGATTCTACACCTATAACTTCTTATGATGATGTAGATGTACTGATGGATGTATGGGATATGGAACACGATCAACATGCCATTGTCACATATGACTTACTTCCTATTGATGAAGTACTGTTTATAAATGAATTAATAATAATAGAGGAAATAGAAAATGAAATTGTACATGAAGAAATGGAAAGGGAAAGCTTTGAAACTTTGGAAGAGTTGGAAGAGTGGTTTGAAGAAGAAGTACTCGAAGCTGAAGAAAGTATTGAAGAAATACTGGCAGTTACTAACGAAGAGATTGAAGAAACTATTCGTGAAGAAACCCGTGAAGAGGAAGTACACGAAGAAAGCGAAGTAGTCGAAGAGTTATTTGCGGAAGAAGATGAGAGTAAACCTGACAATGAGCGTAGAAGTTCTGTCAGAATCTCTGCATTGGACGTTGTAGCCGGTACAATTAGAACAGCTTCTAATAGCGTGAGTTCTTCTACTTACACAAGTACTAGTTCAAATAGCTTAAGTTCCTCTACGGGCACGTATGGAGCTTCTAGCGGTACTTCTGGAGGGGGTGTAAGTACATCTAATTCTCCTAGTGTATCGGACCAAATAGCCTCTGCTAACGTGCAGACTAACCAAGTCTTATCAATGAGTGCAGGAGGAGAGTCTTCTATTGGAGGTTCAACATCATTTAGTATTACACCGATGCCTACACTAGACGATTCTCCACAGGTTATGATGGCTGATGTACAAGTACAAGACATGCAGGGAGAGATTGATACAGCAGTTTCCGGAGTCATGACAGCTA